TCTTGCTCATGACACCTCAGATCAGGGCTAATTGCCGCGGCGGCTTCTTCTTCGGCTGCGGCTGCTGGGGAGCTTCCTTGGCAAGTTCGCCGAGGCTCCGGACGTGATCGCGGCAGGCGTTAGCCAGCATGTCGATCTGCTCCTGAGACAGCTCGTACTGTTCCCGGTGGGCGGATTCCTCCACCCACCAGGCACGGAGACTGCCGGCGCTGCCTGCGATTTTGATCCCAAACAGCGCCAGCTCGCAGTACGCCTCAGCTGGGGTCATGCCACTTGCCGAGGAATCTGGCGGCACCCTCGTAAAACTCCATCCAGTCACCCTTGAACGTCGTGTTCTGGTTGCCCTTCAGGAAGTTGCGATGGAGCTTTTTCGCCAGCTCCACCGCCTCGGGGTTGAACGTCGTATCAGCCACTCGCGGCCTCCTTGTCCTGCCTGGCCGGCTTGCTCCAGCCCAGCTTCTTCAGGCAATCTGTGGCAAAGCCGCGGAGGTCGGCGACCGCGTCTTTCGACATCTCGCCCATCATCTCCTTCACGTCCTTGCTGTTCATGAACTCCGTGACTTCCTTGATCGACTTGCAGTTCCGGAGGTCCGTCTCTGCCTTGATGATCATGTCGTCGAGCCGGTTGCCGCCGCGCTTGTCGCCACCGTCATTGTCACGACGGTTGTCGTTATCCTGGCGGTTGTCGTTGCTGGCCTGATCGCGACTATCGTCACGGCGATCATCGCCACGGTTGTCACGGTCGTCGCTCCGGGGTGCGGTCTTGAAGTCGTCGGCCTCCTCGGACGAGTAGGCATCGCCGTGCAGGTCGGCGAGCTTGAGGATCACGCGATCCTTGGCGCGCTTCTCAGCCATGGCGTACGGGTAGGCAGCCTGGGAGCCGCTGACGATGTAGTTGCCGAAGCAGCCATCCTTCGGCTCCTTGATCTCCTTGCCCCAGTTGTTCTTCTTGCCGGTGCCGACCAGCTGAGTGATCTTGGCTTCGCCGATCGACCACTCCATTTTGTCGCCGACGCTGCCGAACACGATGATCACGGCCTCATCCGCCTCAGCGCGGATGATCTGGGGCTTGTCGTAGCGGATGCCCATAGCAGCACCGAGACGCTCGACGTCCTTGTGCTTGACGACTGGAGTCCCTTGGACCTCCCAGATCGCATCTTTGTCGATGTCGACCTTGTGCTTGTCGAAGACGTCGTAGATCTTGTCGAGCCGGGCGCGATTGTTGCCGTTGTTGTTCTGGCGAGCCATTTTTGCCTCCGATTATGCCGCTTCTTCAGCGGCGGGTTTGTCGTTGCTATTCGCGGGTTTCTTGCGCGGCGCCCGGGTCTTCGTTGCCGCTTCTTTTGCCGGTTCCTCTGCCGGTGCCGGCGGCCGGTTGGCTGCCTCTGCGACAGCCTCCTTGATGGCCTCCTCGTCGAACTTGATCAGCTGCTTGCCGTCCTTCGACAGGTTGATAGCGATACCCTTGCCGGCAGCGGATTTGGCATCCGCGGGGAACAGCTTCTTGATCGCCTTCTTGGCCTTGTCGTGCTTCTCGACAGCCGGCTTGGTGCTGAGCAGCGTGAAGGCCAGATCGCACCACTCGTTGTTGGTGCTCATGTCGTGGATCTTGATGCGCTCTGCGATCGGGATGTCGATCTTCGGAGCACCAGGCACGCGGCCGGTCTCGACGCAGTCCCAGAAGTCCTTCTCCGCTTCGAGCAGGGCGATCTGGTAGAACAGGTCCGCCTCGACATCGAGGATGACGTGCTGAGCTGCACCAGTCAGAATCGACAGGTAGCCCTTCGGCAAATCCGTCACCATCATGTTGTGCTGGACCTGCGGGTAATACTTCTCGTACGCCTCCTGCTTGTTGAAGCCGAAGGGGAACATGAACTTGAACTCGACGATCGCGATCGGGTCCGACTCCGGTGTCCTGCGCACCAGACCGTCGAGCGTGGTGTGAGCCAGCTCCCAGGCGTAGTAGTGGACCTTCTTCTGCTCGTCGGTGACGACCAGATCCATCTCGTCCTCGAACAGGTCTGCGTTCAGAGGTTCGGTCAGGTTGCCGAGATTGATCAGGATCACCTCGTCGAGGTTCTCCGGAACAGCCTCGCCACGCTTCTCCAACCACAGGCGCTCGATCGCCTCTTGATCGCCGGACATGATGATCTTGGCGTCAGATCCGCCGATAGACTTCATGCGGGCGGCACGAGCCTCTTCGCTCATGCCAATGTGTCCAGTTCGCTTCCTCATTGTGCAAATCCTTGCATTCAAACAAATGGTTAGACGTACTGACGCCAGATGGCCTTGTCGCCGAGGGTCTCGACGAAGGCTCTGTGGGCCGCACGATCCTCATTGGTGATGGGGCTCGGCAGCGGCGTTGGCCGCTGCAGAGTCTTTGGTGCGTCGAAGACTTCCTGCACGGCCTCGGAGGCCAGCGACATGCCGAACTGCCGGCCGCCGCACAGCTCCACGTAGACCTGAGCCAGAAGCTCGGAGTCGAGAAGGGCTCCGTGCGTTATTCGTCTCGACGAGTCGATGTCGTAGAGCGAGCAGAGTGCATCCAGGGTGTGCCGGCGACGCGGATGGACCGCCTTCGCCAGCTCCAGGGTGTCGACCACTTCGTTCTCAAGCGGGTTGATGCCGAGCCGGTCCAGCTCCTCATTGATCATGCCCATGTCGAAAGCTGCGTTGTGGATGACCAGACGGGCTCCTTCGATGAAGTTCAGGAACCGGTTATGAATCCGCTTGAACGTCGGCTTCGTGCGGAGAAACACGTCGCTCAGACCGTGGACCTTGTAGGCTTCCCTGTGAACAGGATGCAGCGGGTTGCAGTACTGATGGTACGTGTTCCCTGTGGGGATCATGTCGATCATCTCGACACAGCCGATCTCACAGATCCGATCGACTTTGCGATCGAGCCCGGTCGTCTCCGTGTCGAGAATGATCTCACGCATTCGTCAGTTCTTCCATAAGTGGCTCGGTCACCGTCTGGTACCGCTGCATCCGGGTGATTGCCTTGACCTCATCGACGGAGATCTCGAACTCGGCTGCGATGTTGCGCAGACCATCGTCCGGGATGAAGTCCTTCCAACCACGGCTCAGCTTCCAGTAGCGCTTGAACACGCCTGGCACATAATCAGGTGCTGAGGGCTTGGACGTGGATGCTGCCGGCGTCATCGTGATTGCCGTATCGACGTCGATACGCTTGGTGGCAACGGGGGCCGGAGCGGTGGTCGCAACGGGAGCCGGGGCTGGCTTGGTCGCCGCGATATACGGCTTCCTACGGCCCGGCTTGGGCTTCCACTTGCGCAAGCACTTCGCGTTTTCGCCTGATCCGAACGCCTGTTCCCACAGATCGTCCAACTTCCAGTCACCACGCACGCTATCCTTGAACAGCGAGACGTACGGATACGGCCCGTTCGTGTTGACCTTCAGCTCCTGACCTGCTTGCCGGCGGCCTTCCTCCGTGTCCTTGCGTTCCACCACACGATCGAGACTGCGCACCCGACGATCCGAGGAAATCTCGTAGAAGCCTCGATATAGACGGATTGGCTTCCACTTCACGACCTCGCCCCGAGCGTCGCTCTCAACCTTTTCCGTTTTCGCCGGGTTGCGCTCATTCTTCCAGAGGGGGATCGCCATCGCGCCGCCCCCGAACTCCTGCTCCATCAGGTCATCGACAGTGAAGCACATCTCCTCGCGAAGCCGGAAAAGCGTGACGCGCTCTTCACCTGACGCGGTGATCCTCTTCTGCTTGATGCGCTCGGGGACTGTCGTCATATCGCCTCGGCTCCCCATTCGCGGGACGAAGCGCTCGACGCCCTTGATTCTGCGCAAGCTCGAGATCTGGTAGTCACCGTTGAAGCCCTGGATATCTTTCCAGTCCTCGGTCTGATTGATCGGTAGTTCGTGCTGCTCGTTCATCGCCGTATCGGTCTCCTGGTAAATGGGTCGATGCCGTCTTCACGGATCTGGATGTTGAGTTGTTCGTGCGCCCGGTCCAGGACGGCCTCGGACGCAGAGTGGTAGGCGGACCTCGCGAGATCGATTTCGTGCGGCGATGCCCCCGAAAGGATTGCCGCCCGAAACCGCTCCAGCGTCGAGAGCTGAACATGCAGGGCTGAGTGCATGTTCAGGTGAGCCTCAGCCCCTTCTTGGCTACGCCGCGTCACGGAGCCAGGTCTTCCGGAAGGTGATGCCGGTGCGTTCCTCGAACCGGCGCAGCAAGGCGACCACTTCGTCGGCATTGAACTTGGTGTAGAGACCATCGAGCGACGGCGCGGCGTCCTTGAAGAAGGTCGAAGTCGGCTTCTCGATCGGGTAGATGTCCTCGAACTGCTGCAGCATCAGGACGGTCTCGTTGCCAGCGATGCGGATGGTGTGCAGGTCGTCAGCCTGCATGTAGTAGGACTCGCCATTGGTGAACCGACTGCGGTTCGCCTCGAACAGCATCTCCTCACCAGCGAAAGTGAAACCGTCGCCGCCGTTCATCGGCGTCCGATACTCGAACCAGTTGTAGATCTTGCCCAGCTCGTCATTCATGGTGCGACGGAACCAGACGTTCTCGACAGCGCCGGCTGCGACGAAGGTCTCGAAGTCGTAGCGGTGGTCGTGAGGCGCAACGACCTCGGGCAGCTTGTTGACGTCGCCGTCGAAGAAGTACAGCCGAACCGTCTCCGTCTCCGAGCGCTTCAGGCAGAGATAATGGAAACCCTTGACGTGCATGTCCTTGAACGAGTGCTCAACGATCTGGTCGATGTCGAGTCTGGCCGGCAGCGGAAGGCTATTCATTGGGTGTAAACCTCTTTGAAGGTGATGCCGTCTCCCGGGATGATGCCCAGGGTTCGCTTGAGACCGGTCGAGATGAAGCCGACCGTCCTCGTTCGGATGTCGTAAGCGACCTGCCGATCCCGGCTGCGCGGGGAGGTGGGCAGGTAAATTTTGTGAACCAGTTCGGAGTCACCGCCGCGTGCGAGTGCGACTGCTGCCTTGGTCAGCCGATCTGGAATGCGAGCGCTCACGCAAAACCGCATCCACGCCAGGACACCGAGAGCGCGATCGACGTCATCCCGTTGGGGCATGACCTTGGTGTTGCCGTCGAATGGCTTCATGGCGCTGAGCAGGCGGATCTTCTCGATCACAACCAGCTCGGCGCGGGTCATGCCGACCATGTTCCAGCCGCCGGATCTGTGACCGGACGTGAGCCAGCGGCGCTCCTGGTCAGGTGTCTTTTCGATGACCTCGACGGCCTCGACGAGCAGCTGCCAGATAACATCTGAGTGGCGGGCCTGATTGCCTCGGAGGGCCACAGCCAGCTCGCCACCATGGGCGAGCCAGCCGAGAGCCTTCGTACGGTCCTCAAGCGGTGACGAGATTGTCATTCCGGATACCTGAGACCGTGGGTTGGCCGCCGGAGATCCGGCGACGGGTTGCGCGGTATTCGAAGAGGTTCTCGCCGATACGGAGCTGCGTCAGGTGAAGCAGTCCGTGCTTGGTGTCCTGAAGGACACGGCTGGCGACGAAGTTAAGCGCTTCGATGCGAGAGCGCTCGGACGACCGGAGCACGTCATCGACCGGCACTTTGATCTGGCGGTCGTACTGGAGGTCACCCTGCCAGTAGACCAGGACGTCGCCATTGGCGGCATCCTTGATCCAGTCGTAGTACTCAGCGATAGCGCCCGGGCCGATCTCCAGGACGGTTCTTGCCATATTAGGCCACCAGATCCTGCAGAAGCTTCGCATGGATCTCAACGACGGTCGTGAGACCCTCGATGATGCGACCGAG